CGCGGTGCGAATTGTAAGATCATGTATGCTCCGCTTATGGAGTATTATCGATCTACATTGGACAATGCCGTAATGGACATCCACAGTGGAGCATTTGACTACAACACTGTGTTAAAACGCACGGTTGACCAGATGGCTGCGTCAGGTTTGCGCTGGATTGATTATGACTCCGGGCACCATAACCGGATCGATGTAGCCGCAAGAAGGGCGATTATGACCGGCTTCCGGCAGGTGCAGGGCAAGATCAACGAGCAGGTCGCTGCGGAGCTCGGGACGGACCAGTATGAGGTGACTTACCATGTTGGCGCCCGTCCTACGCATCAGCCGTGGCAGGGACGTGTCTGGACGATGCAGCAGCTGCGTGATGTGTGTGGACTCGGAACCGTTACAGGCTTACTGGGAGCAAATTGTTACCACGATTATAACCCATTCCCACCTGGCGCTATCCGGACATATACGGACGAGCGGCTGCAGCAGATGATTGATGCAGAAAATACTCCGAAGGAATACAATGGCAAGGAATACACTACGTATGAGGCATTACAGCAGCAGCGTAAGATGGAGACATCGATGCGAGCAACGCGCCAGAAGATAAAGTTGCTGCAGGAAGGAGGAGCAACAGATGAAGAAGTAATACTGCAGAAGGCCAAATACCAGGGACAAATGCAGGCCTACAAGGATTTCTCGCAGAAGATGAAGCTGCCGGAACAGAAACAACGGATCATGCAGGACGGCTTGCGTGGACGGTTTATGCCGACGAAAGCAGAAAATAAATTATTTGCAGAGCAGGTAAAACATGATAAAATAATAAAAGAATTAAGAGCTGTCGGTGTGAAAGGAGAGATACATTATCCTCCAAGGACAATTGATACGAATGGTTTGACGTTTGATGAGAAGCATATCAATCAGCAACGGGAGCACGGTGTATCAATAGAGGAAGCAAAAGAATACATAAAAAATGCTAAAGTGTCTGTTACTGTATGGAAAGGACAGTATGAACGATACTATGGAGATATAGGAACAGTGTATGTTGATTTGGCGAATAAGCTGATTAGAACAGCATACAAAAGAGCGGAATATAAAGGAGACGTATTAAAAATTTTGGAGGTGATGAAAGAAAATGAGCGATACGGTACATTGTCCATTGATGGAATGTGAAATTGATACAGGAACTTGTTTTGACATCCATATGTACTTAGAGGACGGCGCTCCAGAATGGACAGTGCCAGAAATTGTTGCTAAAAATAAAGATTGTAAGAGGATCTGCTTGCAGTGTCCGAATCATCGGGATGATTGATACCACCAGTCAGAAATGGCAGGTGGTATTTTTATACACATTTTCAAGAAAGGACGAAAAATTATGAGAAAGAAAATTGGAGTATTAACATCATTACTGCTTCTGGTATGCGTTGTCTTAACCGGATGCTCAGAGGCGGACAAAGTAAGTAACAATATCTCGCAGGAAGCGAACAACTTCAACGTGACCAGGCGATTGACCGTGATTAATGCAAGGACAGACACCATTTTGTTAGAGCTGATAGGTACTTTTTCGCTCAAGAATAACAGCACAAATGAGCTGGAAGTTATTTGTGAAGTAGACGACGGGAAATTCCAGAAACATTTTGTCTATCTGAATGAGTATACCTTGTATGTGGTGGAGGATATCTCCGGTGCATCCGTAGATAAATACCATTACGAGATTAATTTCCTTCCGGAGTGGGGCTTTAAGGTTACCCATAACGATTAAAGATGAAAAGAAAACAGGTTTATACAGTGACAGAAGATGCGGACATGCTGGCACCAAAGTGGCTGGCTGCCCGCATTAATTATACAACGGTTAAATTTCTGTATCGGGGTGCAGACGGCCACGCAACAGTGAAAGGGGTGAGAATAGGTAATGCCACAGCGCAAATCGGTGACAGGGTTGTATTTGACGGCAAGAGACTATCCGTAGAAAGGCGGTGATCCTTATATCTCCCTTTGAGGCGCAGGGTGAAGCGTCTTATTTTTATGCACGTTTGGTCAGTTGATTAGACCTTAAACAGTCGATTCGTGGCGGATGGTTACACGCCTAAAACAACCTATTGCGAAAGGAGAGCAAAAAAATGAAAACAGAATTTTTAAAGGAACTCGGATTGGAGCAGGATGTCATCGATAAAATTATGGCGGAAAACGGAAAGGATATTGCTGCGGAGCAGGAAAAAACCAAGAAGATCCAGGGCGAACGCGATAATTATAAAGAGCAGCTTATCACTGCAACCGCATCCCTTGAGAAGTTTAAGGATGTTGATCCGGCGGCAATGCAGGGCGAGATCGATAAGCTGAATCAGCAGCTCAAGGATAAAGATGCAGAGTATGCTGCAAAAGAAGCAGATCGCATCTTTTCTGACACGCTGAAAGAGGCAATCAAGACAGCGGGAGGACGGAACGCGAAATCTGTCATGGCGCTTCTTGACGTAGAGGCCTTGAAAGCGTCAAAGGATCAGTCAGAAGATATCAAGAAGGCGCTGGACGCTGTAAAGGAATCAGATGCGTATCTGTTCGGAACAGACGAACCGTTCCTGAACCCGGTAGGACCTACGGGAGGAACTGGCGGAGAAGGAAGCGGCGGTATGGCAGCTATCCGGGCAGCAATGGGGCTCCCGGCAAAGAAAGATTAACAGAAAGAAGAGGTAAAGAGGTATGGCAAATACAATTGCATTAAGAAAAGAATATTCCACGATGCTGGATGAGGTTTACAAACTGGCATCATTGACAGCAGTTTTGGACGGTCCGAATGAACTTGTCCGTGAGGGAGCGAATGCGAATGAAATTCTGATCCCGAAAATGACTATGAGCGGTCTTGCAGATTACAGTAGGCAGACAGGTTACGTGGCAGGCGATGTAACTCTGGAATACGAGACCAAGAAGTGTACCTACGACCGTGGCCGTATGTTTACGGTAGATGCGATGGATAACATCGAGACAGCCGGCGTAGCATTCGGACGCCTGTCGAGCGAGTTCCTGCGTACACAGGTAGTTCCGGAGCTTGATGCCTGGAGACTTGCGTCATATGTTGGGTATGCTCCGGCGGGAAATAAGGTAGCAGCTGCAATTGCAGATGGGAAAGCTGGTATTGCTGCTATCCGTGCAGGAAAAACAGCAATTAAGAACGCTGAGGCAAAAACAGAAACATGTTATCTTTTCATTTCCGCGCTGTTAAAGGGATTGATTGACGATCTTGATACAACAGCATCTAAAAAAGCAATGGAAGACTGGGCCGGAGTAATCGAAGTTCCGGAAGGACGCTTTTTCGATAAGGTGACGCTTACACCTTCAGGATCAGGCGGCTTTACGACTACAGGCGGGAAAGGAATTAACTTCCTGATTGTCGATAAGAATGCGGTTATCCAGAATCAGAAGCATACGGTTTCCAAGATCATCACGCCGGAACAGAATCAGGATGCGGATGCGTGGAAGTTTGGGTACCGTACCGTTGGTATCGCAGAGGCGAAAGATAACAAAAAGGTTGCCATCTACGCGCATACTGTAGCTGCCGGAGCATAAGGCGGTGATTGTGTGCCATATGTAGATTACGAGTATTATGTAAGTGGGTACCTGCTCGGCCGTGAGCCGGCGGTGCCTGAAAAAGTATTTTCCTACTGGGAAAAACAGGCGCGGTCAGAAATCGACAAGCGCACATTTGGCCGGATTAAGGCCGATGAGACGCTCGTGAGCGATCAGGTAAAGGATTGTTGCTGTGAGATCGCAGAACTGCTGTATCAGGCGGACAGCGTGGTGCAGCAGTCACTGCAGGAGGGCGCGCCCGGTCCTTTGGCATCGTTTAGCAACGATGGCCAGTCTGGTACGTTTGACCTGTCCCAGTCGACCTATACGGAATCCGGCAAATCCGGAAAAGTACGGGAAATCATTTACCGGTACCTTGGCAATACGGGGCTGCTGTACGCAGGCATATAGGAGGTGCGCCGGTGAATCAGAATTATGTGCATACAATTACGCTGTATAACCGAATACGGGCAGCTGACAGCCCAGATAAGAGAGAGCACTGGTTTAAAACGGTGCTCTCAAATTGTTTCTGGAAGTCAGTTGTGAATACTGGATTTAATGATACGCATGCAATCGTGCAGAATACGTACGTAGCTCGCATTCCAAAAGATGACCGGTATCTCCCCTATCACGAGTTCATAAAATCGCCTGACGGTCATTTCACGGTGTCGCAGGATGATATTGTGATCCGCGGCGAGTGCCGGGAAGAGATCACGGGAGAGGCCGGCCAGATGGCTGCGCAGGTGCTGAACCGGTACAAACCGGATGCTTTTAAAGTAACGGCATTTTCAGATAACACGGCGTTCCCGGTCCAGAAGCATTATAGGTTAGGAGGGTGAGCGGTGGACATTAAACTTGAGTGGAATAAGCCCATTGATACGCTGGCGCGTGAGAAAGTAGGCGGGCGCAGCAATATGCTGTTCCTGGCGCAGGTGGCAAAAAATTATATGGACGAGTATGTGCCGAAGGATAATGGAATCCTCGCGCAGAACGTACGCATAACTGCAGATGATGATGCAGGCCATATTTTATACAACAGCCCATACGCGCACTATCAGTATATGGGCGAGGTGTACGGGCCAAATTACCCGATTACAAACGGTGGTAATTTAGTGGGATTTTATTCGCCGGAGCATAAGATGCCAACCGGAAAGAAGCTGGAGTATAGCAAGTTCCGAAATCCACTTGCCACTGACCATTGGGATAAGGCAATGATGACAGCCAGGGAAAATGACCTTGCAAAATCATTCGAAAACCATCTGAAAGGAAAGTAAGCAATGACGAAGCATGATGCAGTGAAGGCGTACTTTGAACCCAAGGTCTTGGAAATTGCCGGAAACGTCCTGAACTTTAACTTTTCCGCCGAGTCGCAGAACAGCGTCGCTCTCGTGACCAACTACTCGGACAGGGTTGTAAAAAGGTTTGTTACAGGCGGCGCACGAAAGCGATATGGCTTTACGATCATCATCACCCTTGAATATGCATCAAACGATGATGACCAGAACCTGATTGCCATAAATTTTGCGCAGGAGTTTATGGACTGGATAGAGGAGCAGAACCGGAGAAAATTATTTCCGGATTTTGGGGATAAATGCCAGATAGAAAAGATGCAAAACATGCAGAATATGCCGAACCTGTCTTATGTGAATGCGGAGCAGGGGCTGGCGAGATATATGCTGCAGTGTGAAATTTTATATCGAGAAGAAAAGGAGAATGACAGATGAAATTAAACAGAGAAGCGCTTGCTCATTATCTTGACACCACGTTTGAGAAGAATGCGGAAACTGCTGTATGGGAGATCCTTGGTGATGACATCGAGGAAATGTCTATGGAGCTGAATTCCGACACGGAAACAAAGAAAAATATCCTTGGCGAGACGAGAACGCAGGATAACGGGTATGAGCCGACTATGGATGCGGATCCGTTTTACGCAGATCCGGAAAAGAAGCTGTACCCGAAGCTCCGCGACATTGCGCTTGACCGCCTGAAGGGGGACAGCTGCAAGACGTTGTTACTGGAAGTCATCGTGGAGGATACAGAGGCAGCAAATCATCTTGCGTATGTGCAGGAAGTCATTGTGAAGCCGCAGTCTTACGGCGGAAGCACCGAAGGATTAAATATACCGTTTAACATCTCTGAGGATGGAAAGCGAACAAAAGGCTATATTACCGCAGAATCCATGAAAACAGGAAATCCGAAGTTTACGGCAGGAACTATTCCAACAGAACCGTAAGTCTGAAATAAATAACCGCAAATATGGCGCGCATTTTGCGCGTCTTTTTCGTATAAGGAGCAGGATATGTCAAACAAATTAAACAAAGTCAGACACAATGAAAACGATATCGTCATCGATGACGGAAGTAAGGTCTATAACATCAAGAACAAACAGGGGAAGATCCTTTCACAGTTTTCCTTCCGGCCAACGGATACGAATATTGTTGACCGGTATGAGGAAGTGCAGAAATTCTTCAATGAGTTTTCGTTCCCGGAAGAAATGGACATAAAAGAAGTCGAAAATATTTTCACAGACAAAATGAACTATCTTGTCGGTTCTGAAATGGGAGATGCATTCTTTTCTATTATGGGTCCGTTTTCTCCGATGCCTGGCGGAAGAATTTTCCTTGAAGTGTGTCTTGAATCCGTCATTAAAGTGATCGAGAAAGAAATGAATGTGCATATCAAGAAGAGCCAGAGCCGTGTAAGCAAATACACGCAGAAATATCATGGATGACAAATGGGAACTTCCGGAAAGCATAAATATTGCTGGAGTTGAATACAGGATCCGGACTGATTTCAGGGCCGTCATAGATATTTTGACGGCATGCTCAGACCCGGATCTTTCAGAACAGGAGAAACTCCAGATTCTTTTTGAAATTCTGTATATGGACTACCGAAAAATACCGTATGAGCACATCCAGGAAGCGATTCAAAAGGCGAATGATTTCATTGATTTCGGTGTAAAGGACGACGGAAGATCACGGGTCAGGCTTATGGACTGGGATCAGGATGTTCCTATCCTTGCGCCTGCAGTTAATAAGGTGCTTGGGCAAGATGTCAGGTCATCAAAGAATTTGCACTGGTGGACTTTTATCGGTGCATACATGGAAGTCGGCGACAGCTTGTTTTCTCAAGTTGTGAACATCAGAAACAAAAAGGCAAAAGGAAAGAAGCTTGAGAAGTGGGAGCAGGAGTTTTACAAAACCAACAAGCATTTGGTCGATTTTAAAACGAAAGAACAGCATATTCCGGAAGAGCAGAAAGAAGAACTCAGGAAATTGTTCGGATTTAAGAAATAGCGAGGTGATAGCGTGGCACAGGCAGACGGAAGCATAATTATCGATACAGGTATTGACACATCAGGTATGCAGGCTGGCTCCAAGAAAATAGAGCAGGCTGCGCGACGCATCGCGAAATCTATTGGAGACATTGGCAAAAAGACTGAACTATCGATTAATAATTATCTTAATTCCAGAAGCGTTAAAGATGGGATTAGTTCCATAGGTCGTTCACTTTCGTCGATAAAAAGCATTGTCTCAAGCACAAACAGATCTTTTTCAAAGCTGAACAGAACGATAAAAAGGGTAGGCTACACTTTAGCAGCAGCTTTTTCTATTGGATCTTTATTTAATTTCGCAAAAGAGACAACTCAGCTGGGATCGGACTTACAGGAAGTACAAAATGTTGTCGATGTAACATTTACTTCCATGTCGGACAAGGTTGACGAATTTGCTAAAAAAGCAGCTGTTACTGCTGGATTGTCCGAAACAATGGCAAAACAATACATTGGCACGTTTGGGGCAATGTCAAAATCTTTCGGATTCACTGAGAAAGACGCGTATGATATGTCGACTGCTTTGACTCAATTATCTGGCGACGTAGCATCGTTTTATAACATTTCTCAGGATTTAGCCTATACAAAATTAAAATCAGTGTTTACCGGCGAAACAGAAACCCTGAAAGATCTTGGAATTGTAATGACACAGGCTGCGTTAGATCAGTATGCTCTTTCGAATGGATTCGGAAAAACAACGAAGCAAATGACCGAACAGGAAAAGGTTGCATTGAGATACCAGTTTGTTATGCAGCAGCTGTCAGGAGCATCCGGCGATTTCATCAGGACAGCAGATGGTTGGGCAAATCAGGTCAGGGTACTTAAACTGCAGTTCGATAGTTTGAAAGCGACAATAGGCCAGGGACTGATTAACGTATTGACACCAGTAATACATGCTATTAATTTGCTGCTTTCAAAATTGGCAGCTTTGGCAAATTCATTTAAATCATTTACAGAGCTTTTAATAGGCAAAAAATCGTCATCCTCCTCTGGATCAAAAACGTCTTACGGTGGAGTAAGCGATATCGAAAACGATTACGATGCAGCATCGGAATCGGCAGAAAAATTTGCAGATTCTACGCAGCATGTTGCTGACACAACTAAAAAAGCAAAAAAAGAAGCAGAAAAATATTTAAGTCCATTAGATGAAATTAATAAATATCAAACAGAAATCTCCGGTATAAATTCGTCACCTGGTGATTACGCCGGATCGGTTCCATCTATGCCTCAGATAGACGATATTGTTGATACGGGAGAAATAGGCGATAAGACAGAAGGAATATTTGACAAAATAAAATCGTATATCAAGGAGCAGGACTGGGAAGGACTCGGCGGATATATCGCAGGTGGCATTAATAAGGGACTCCAAAAGGTTTACAAGTTAATTAGTTGGGACAACGTAGGCCCAAAGGTCAGAGGTTTTGTAATACCATTCACAACTACATTTAACAGTATTGTAGATCTCATGGATTGGGACCGCCTGGGAAGGACTGTTGGCGCTGGTGTAAAAACGATTACTCGATCTGTTAATATGCTTGCTGATAATATTGATTGGGTAAATTTAGGATCGAAAATATCGACAGGATTCAAGGGGCTGCTCGACGAAGTTGATTGGAATGACTTCGGACACCTGATAGGCCAGAAGTTTAAAATTGCATGGGATCTTTTTTACGGATTTGTCAAAGACCCTGAATTGTTTGGCAAGATCGGGAAAGCAGTAGCCGACGGATTCACGGGGCTTACTGATACCATTCCGTTCGGAGAGATAGGACTTGCATTTGCTTATGGGATCAACGATGCTTTTGACTTTCTGGCGATCTTCGCGAGAACTTTTCCATGGGATACATTTGCCAATAACGTAAAAAACGGAATCACAAATTTTCTGGAAAAAACCAACTGGAGCGAGAACGGCGAGAAACTTGGGAATTTTATTTTGCATTTGGCTGAAACCCTCAGAATGATGCTTGACAAAGATACGTTCTATAAGTTTGGAAATGCTGTTGGAGAATTCCTTGGAGCGCTCCCGTGGGACGAAATACTGAAAGAGGCAGCCGGATTCATGATTGATGCACTTGTAGGCCTGTTCTCGGGTTTGAAGGACAGCGGGAACGCAGGGAAAATCGCTTCATATCTCGGGGAAATGTTTCTTGCTGTGAAGGTGGCGAATATTACCGGCATAAGTAAGCTTGTGACTCTTTTAATAAAAAGAATAGTTAAGAATTTTGGACTCAGCTCCAATACGAAGCAAGTTTCGGACGCAATAGAGAACACAATCGGAAAAGGGATAAAAGACGCAGCCTCCAATCTGGACGGACTTTCCAAAGCTGCCGGAAAAACTGCAGAGGGAGTATCCGGAATATCATCTGCGCTCAATACACTGGCACTTGGTGCAGGAATTGTGGGAACCATAGAATTGACAAAAAATCTTGCTGGAATGGCAGACGCGGCAAGAGGAGGAAATGGATATCTTACAGAGCTTGGTGGCGGAATAGAAGGCCTTACGGAGAAGTTAAAATTATCAAAAGGAATTACGAAAGAGCAGTCTGATGAACTGTTTCTTTTAAAGGAATCTTTAGAAGATGCCAATGCAAGCCCGGAAGAATTCGCATCTGCATTTGTGGATGCATTCGGCAAGATGGGTATTTCATCTGAGGATGCGAGACTTGCATTACTTAATCTAGGCAGCCAGGTTACTCTTTCAGCCGATCAGGCAAAAATGCTTGAACTGATAGTTTCCGGGCTCGGAGATAGTACCCAGACAATGGCAAGTAAAATAAACCTTGCTGGAATCGACTCAGAAGAAGCCTATGGAAAGATGTATTCCGCTCTTGATATGCTTTACGGTCAGGCAAAAATAACAGACACCCAGCTGTCTTATCTGCAGACACAGTTTGCGCTGCAGTATCCGGCAGTGCAAAGCGCTCAGGAAGGCTATGAATTGCTGTCTGATCTTTTGCAGTCGCAAGGCGTAGACGCGGCAACGACAGCACAGATTATCGGAGAATTATTCCCAGAAGCAGTGAAGACGGCAGAAAAGTCTACCACAGAGTCCATGAAAAACATTGACAAAGCTTCCGGAGAAGCTATGGAAGCAACGGAAGGCTATGTGAAGAATGCGTCTGACAATATTTCTAAAGGCGTTTCGAATTCTATGGCGTTATCACAGAAATCGGTAAAAGACGCCACTGGAGAAATTGCGAAAACGACAAAAGACGAATGGTCAAACTCTCAAGACTCTGTAACAACAAATCTTTCTGGTATTGAGCAATCTACAAAAGAAACTATGCGCGATGTGGCCGCAATCGTTCGTACGTACTGGGATTCAGTCCAGATTAATACGAACAGGGTATGGACTGAGATGGGCGAGAAGATCCTCGGTACGATGCGTAATGTCATTATAAAAGTCAACAGCATGATAAGAAATATCAACGCGTCGATCGCCGGAGTAGAAAGGGCATTTACCTTTTCGTATGATATGCAAAATCCTTTGACTGGGGCAAGGAGTTACGGAAATTATTGGATGAACCTCCCGAGAGTAAATTCGATTCCTTACCTTGCTACAGGTGCTGTAATACCTCCAAATAGGGAATTTATGGCAGTCCTTGGAGACCAGAAGCATGGAACAAACATCGAAGCTCCGGAATCACTGATACGGAAAATTGTCCGCGAGGAATCAGGAGGATCTGGAAATGCAAATTATCAGTTTCAGGCGGTTCTCAATCGCAGAGTTATCTTCGACGAGATGATAAAAGAGGCTGAATTAAGACAGCAGTCAAGCGGCTTAAATCCGTTTGAACTTTCATAGGAGGGGAACATGGAACAGGAAAAAATACTCATAGATGGATATGAGATAAAACAGCCAGATGCAATGGACCCTGATTGGTCTACCACATATACAGAGGATAGTGGCAGGGTAATGTCTGGAAAGGCATACACGGATCCTATGTTCACTGCAGAGTCATATTCTTTCAAAGCGACAGGACTTACTCCTAAAGAAGCAAAAGAAATACTTACACGGATAGTGCCAAGGCCATCAAAGCCAACATTTAAGCTTCATTATTTTAGCTGGTTTTACGGGACATGGAGAACGGATGAATTTTATGTTGGAAAAGGCAGTTTAAAGTGCAAGACACTTGAAGCAGATAGCGAGATGCTTGAAAGCATATCTTGCAATATGATAGGGGTGAACCCGATATGAAAAATGTAAGTGGCGAATTTAAGCGTTTGATGGATGAGCGAAGAGATTTTCAGTATGAAGCAACTATTTTATTTAAAGATGGAAGGACCGTTACAATTGGAAGTGACGGTCTTTCTATTGGAGGAAGCGGAATTGTAACCAGTCCAGAGAAAAACTCCTTCCCGCTTGGATCCGCAATCTCTAAACGATTAACCATAAATATCGTAAATTATGATGATCGTTTTCGCGATTACGATTTTATAGGCGCAGAGATACAGATTAACTTAAAATTCCAGTTAACAGAGAACGTTGAGATAATTAACCTTGGGAAGTACACGGTTTATGATCCAGAAAAATACGGTGGAACGATCACGGTGACAGCCATGGACTCAATGCATAAAGCTGATACTGAATACACCACAGAGCTTGTTTTTCCGGTTCGGATGGGCGATGCTCTGCTGGATAGCTGCGAAGCTTGCGGACTGACTCTTGCTACACTGAGGCCGAGCAATTACGATTATTTAATTAATCAGAAACCGACCAATATTACACACAGGCAGTTTATTGGCTTGTGCGCAATGATATCCGGAGGAAATGCACTTGTTGACGATTACGGAAGAGTGAAGATTGTTACGTATAACTTTTCTGCATTTGAGCATTCAGACGATTGCAGCGGTGGAATTTTTGATAAAGATACCCCGTATTCTACATGTGATAATGTATACGGAGGAATATTTAAACCATGGGATAAAGGCGATGATATGAACGCCGGAAACTTTTCATATATGTCTGACTATCACGTGTTTTTGAAAAATGGAAATCCGGAAATTACTACGGATGACGTACAGATAACAGGTATCAGTATAAAATCTGGGGAAAAAGATTATAAATTCGGATCAGAAGGATATGTTTTGTCTCTTGAAAACCAGCTGTTTACGGGAAATGAGCAGGACGCTGCAAACCGCATTGGCCGCATTGTAGTCGGCTTAAAATTCAGACCGTTTACCCTGGATCATATCTGTTATCCGCTCGCTGAATTTGGAGATCTGTGTTATGTGTATGACAGAAAAAATAATCTCTATCGCTCTGTGATAACAGATATAGATTTCAATTTCAAGGGATTTACAGTTATTAAATGCAGCGCAGATAGCCCTATGAGAAATAGTGGAAAATACACATCAAACGCAGAGGTAAAAGCTGTAATAGCGGCAAGAGATGAAGCAAAGCTCCAGATGGATGCGTACGACATAGCCGCAGAGCAAATGAATCAACTTGCGGCAAATACGATGGGGTTTTACGCAACGACAATCAGGCAGGATGACGGAAGCATACTGGCGTATCGACATGATAAGCCAAGGCTGTCCGAGTCTAAAGTAGTCTACAAGTCTGGGATCGACGGGTTCTGGGTGACGGAGAATTACCATGGTACAGACGCATCGACGGCGTGGAAAGCCGGATTTGACAGCAATGGCAACGCCGTGCTTAATATGTTGTCTGTGATCGGTATCAATTTTGACTGGGCCCACGGTGGGACTCTTACACTTGGCGGCAATGGCAACGGAAATGGAAGACTGACGATACTCGACTATACCGGGAAGCAAATAGGCTATATTGATAACACTGGTGCGCACTTTATCAAAGGCACATTTTCCGGCAGTCTTGACGCTGCGCAAGGCACATTTTCCGGAAGCTTGAAGGCAGGAACGGTGGAAGGCAGCAGGATAGAAGGAACTCTGCTTAAAACGTATGACAGAGACAACTTAAACGGAATCGAGATAGAGTTTGGCGAACAACGTTTTTATTACAACGGTGATTTTTTTGGATCCATGCAGCCTGCATCGGACGTCATAATAGACGAAACAACCGGAAGCAGTACAGAAGTGCCGTATCTGCATTTTAGTTGCCCCATACTCGCAAAAGAGCTCGGTAGCTCATCCGATGAGCGCAGGAAGAATATCCGAGGCTGGGACGATGTATACGACGATCTGCTGATGGATCTGAGGCCGATATGCTTTACGTGGAATGACGGGTCTGACGACAGAATCCACACTGGATTTGGTGCGCAGACTTTGGAGAAAACGCTCGAAGCGTACGGAATAAAGAATAGCGCCCTCGTTTTTGGCCACGAGCAGACGGAATACAGTGTGTTTTACACGGAGCTGCATGCGATCGAGGTGGCATCAATCCAAAGAAACAGAGAAAGAATCGAGGCACTAGAGGAAAAGATACGAGAATTGGAAATGAATCAAAAGAATGGAGGGAATGCAAATGGCGCTCCAAAATAGATATGGGGAATTTAAGGACTTTGATCCGAATAAAATGGTCACCGCAGAGCTGGCGGTCGTTGTATCCGGTGATCCTGCAAGTCCGACAGGACGCACAATGTACGTCTGTTTTGCGCCTGGCGTGGTAAAAAGAATAACCACTTACGAGGACTTTGAGAACGAGCTGCAAAACGCGACCGAAGAAATCCGGAAGGAATTTACAGAGGACATACAGACGGCCATCGAGAACTCGATCGCCGCCACAACTGCAGCGAACGCAGCAAAAGAAGCAGCTGACCGGGCAGCGGAAGCGGCCAATGCAGCAGCCGAAGCTGCAGGGGCTTATGTCCTGGGAGACATATCTGATAAGACGGTTAACTTTGCAGAGGCGGCGGCGCGGGAGAACATCGCAACCGGTGAAAGCACCGCAACCGTATTTGGTAAAATAAAAAAATGGTTTGCTGACCTGAAGGACGCAGCGTTTTGGGCCGTAGCCAATAACCTGACAACAAACGTCGCCGGGAGTGTGTTGGACGCCCGGCAGGGGCCTGTTATTGATAAAAAGATCAGTGATGTGAAGACAGAAGTTAGTGAACTAAACACGAATTTTGAGAAAAAAGCTTACTCTTACATTGTAAGCACGTCATCCCAATATGAGAATGCCATTGCAGCGAATACATGGACAGAGGTAGGCAAGGCAAACATTCATGTCCCCGAAGATGGATATTATGAAATATGTGCAAAGGTAATTGCCTCCGGAACATCTGCTACCACCGGGGTTTGTACAGCCCGTTTAAAGCGTGATGGCAGCGAACCTGGAATAAATTCGCGCAGCTCATTCCCAATCAAGAGTGGTTTAATGACAAATACCACATGCATTACAGTTGAGTATTTAAAAGCTGGCACTCATGTATTGAGTTTGGATGTCTATCCTGATTCGCAGATTGGAGCTGGATACTGTTCCTATTTTGTAAAAGCTTTTTAGAATCCTTATGTATACAGTGGCAAGAGATTTTTCGGCAACCGGTGCTGTTATTTTATCTGCCCACTCAGATCAGCAATGTAGGCATAACCGCTTGTCAATTCCATTGATGCGTCCGTTTTTAAAATAACCCGCCAGCAATTGGCTAAATCTGAAATGGAAGATACTGTAGTAGATGTCCATGTTTTGGAACCAGGCGTAAATATTTTTGCAGACGATATGGTTAATGTGTGTGCTTTATAATGCTTCGGAATTATTACAGTAAATCCCATTCCATTGATCATAAAACCCGGAAGCCATGATCCGGAGAAGGCACCTGTGACAATCATATTCGTGTTTTGTTAAATAACAATCAGAAAAATTTTAATAAAAGAAAGGAAATCAAACTTATGGAAAAACTAATTTTAAAAGATGGAACAGAAATAACAATAGAACCGGGAGCGAGTCTCGGAATCATAGAAACAGTGGTACAAGACTACCTATCTCTTGCGGCGTTCGCTGCGTGCTTAACGCCGGACAACCTGTCGCATGTACAGTTTTTGTCAGGCGATATCATAACCGGCGTATATGACGATATGACGCTGTGTGAGCCGCATTTTGCCGTCACAAGACAAGCGGACGGTACGTTGCAGGTGATCTTTGGATTACGTGAGCAGACGGAGCAAGAGAGGGCTCAGGAGTCAATAAAGACTGCCATTACGTATCTGACAGACGATCAGGCGCTTACCGTACAGGAGCTGTATCCGACGTGGCTCCCATCACGTAGTTATAATGCCGGAGAACGGTACAGATATAATGGAGCGCTGTATAAATGCTTGCAGGACCATAACGGACAGGCTGACTGGACACCAGATGCAGCGCCGTCATTGTGGGCGCGTGTATTGATTGCGGAGCCGGATGTAGTACCGGTATGGATACAGCCGGACAGTACGAACCCATACAGCAAGGGTGACCGTGTTATGCACAGCGGTAAACAGTGGGAGTCTTTGATTGATGGAAACGTATGGGAGCCAGGTACGGCCGGGACGGCAACCATGAAACACTGTGGAAAGAAATAGAGTAGGAGAGAATATGGAGATCAGATCGCCGACCGTATGAGCGGTCTTTTATTTTGCAATTTTTTTTAATGGGGAAAGGATAAATTATGCAGACAGAAATTATAGTAGCTATTTGCTCACTGATAGGTACATTGGTAGGTAGTTTAGCCGGGATCATGACGGCGAATAAGCTGACTACATATCGGCTTGAACAATTGGAAGAAAAAGTGAAAAAGCATAACAATTTGGTTGAACGTATGGCGCTTGTTGAGGCGTCGTCGAAATCTGCGCATCATCGTCTGGACGAAATTGTAGAAAGAGAGGGACATTAATCATGAGAAACTGGAAGAAATGGGGACAGGCAGCAGGCATCAGGGCAATAAAGACAGTGGCACAGGCCGCTGTGGCAGCGATCGGGTCTGCGACCGTACTTGGCCAGGTGGATGCAAAAGTAGTTGTATCAACGGCAGTGCTGGCAGGCATTCTGTCTTTGCTGACATCAGTGGCCGGTCTGCCGGAACTGGAAGAAAAATAAAATTGAATGGAGGAAAAGCATATGAATTTTAATCAGGCATTTGAAGCAATGAAACAAGGGGAAAAGGTAAAACTGCCCTCTTGGGGCGGGTATTGGTGCTGGGATGCGGAAAAAGAAACGATTATGATGCATTGCAGAACAAAAGATGCTGACGCAGGGCAGGGACCAGTACTGGATATCAGAGAGACGCAGCGTGTTGAGTATACGCTGAGAAATATTCTTTCTGATGAATGGGTGGTTGCGGACGAAACCAATACGCCAGTGCTGGGCGGAATGGCAACATTTACATTCGGCGAGGCAATCAAATATTTGAAACGGGGCATGAAAGTGGCTCGTAAAGGATGGAATGGAAAAAATCAATACATTGAACTGGCCAGCAATATCTCTTATGCGTCGCCAGATGGAACGATTGTCAATTGTGATCATGAAGCCATCGGAAACAAGGCTATTGCATTTGTGGGAACATCAGGCGTGCAGATGGGGTGGCTTGCTTCTCAGGCTGATATGCTCGCAGAGGATTGGGTGTTTTCAGAGTAGAGGGCGGGCAACCGCTCTCTTTTATTGCGCAAAAACGCAGGAAGGAACAATATGCAGATCAATAAAAATTATATATCAAACCAAAACAGCTATCCGGAAAATAACCCGGAATATATCGTGATCCATAATACCGATAATTTCGACGAAGGCGCAGATGCAAAAGCCCACGCCCGGGCGCAGCATGACGGCAATCTTTCCGGCATGTCCGCGCATTATTACGTAGATGACAGCGGCGTGTACCAGGCAATGCCTCACAGCCGTGGCGCGTGGCATGTGGGCGTGAATTACGGTGGGGGACTCTTCGGGACCGTGAATAACCGGAACAGTATCGGCATTGAAATGTGCGTAAATGCCGGTTATAATTACGAAAAAGCCTTACAGAATGCCGCGACACTTACGAAGCAGCTCATGCAGGAACTTGGAATTGATGCGGATCACGTGGTATCACATTATGACGTATGCGGCAAAAACTGCCCGTCACAGATCCGGACGCGTGGAGACTGGGACCGGTTCAAGCGCCTGATCGGGGCAGCCGGCGAGAACATCCGCGGAATTGCCATAAGCGACAGCAACGTCGAAGCGATCAGCAAGGTTGTATACGGCGAGGCCGGTGTAATCCGGTCTTACAATGCCCTGATCGGTGTAGCACAGTGCATCCACGACATGCTTGAATCCGGCCAGTATGGCAAAACGGTCACAGAGGTGATGCAGCGTAACTTTGCAGCATACGGCAGAAAAGAAACAACAGACGAGGCAAGGCAGGCCGTGTATGATGTATTCTGCCAGGGCGTGCGCCGGTTCCCGGATGCGCAGATTTTGCAGTTCCGGAGCTTCACAAAATACTCTAACGGAGCCGGAAATATGGACAAGCAAAAGTGTGCTGCTTTGCTGGCAAAATATGAATACCTCGGTAAGGATGCACGGGACAACCGCTGGGGCCACCTGTATTTCGGCCAGAAGATCGCAGCGCCGGAGCCGCTCAACAAGCAGATCAAGGTTCAGGCTGGCAGTTTTACCGTCAAGGCCAACGCGGACGATCTTGCAGCAAAGCTCAAATCGGCAGGCTTTGCCGCAATCGTCAAGCAGGAGGAGGGCCAGTACAAGGTACAGTGTGGTGCATTTGATGTTCGAGCAAACGCCGAGAAGCTGATGCAGCAGCTTGAAGCAGCTGGTTTCCAGGCGATCATAAAATAAAAAAAGTGCCTCTAAATTTGTAAAGATTTGTCGCGCTGGACACATACTAGTCACAAAACCATTAAAAAAGTGCGGTATTTGGGAGCTTCTGAAGAAATGCTTTTAAGATTTATTTAAGTTTTTTTGCAATTTTTCTTTAGCATTTTCATTTATTATGTAGAGATAAAGTTTTCATGCTAGGAGGGGAGAAAATGATGGAGGAGATGGCGATGCTGTGTGTCATGCTTGGGGTTGCAGTGACGACAGCATTTGTATTATGGGCAGTTCGATGTTATCGAAGGGGAAAACTGCCGGCGGCAGCGGCATCAGGCAGTGTGATTGTATACACATTGATCTGGGCCGCAATTATTTTTTGGCAGCTTCCGATCGCCAACGGACACGGCGTAAGGGAGGCTGATCTTCAGGAAATGTCCGGGCGGATTCTGGCTGCTCAGCAATATGCGATGGAGCAGATTTTAAAGGACTGTAAGATTGAGCCCGAGGATATCCGGATGTGCAGCAGCAGTTCTTTTGAGGATGATCCGGATTATCATGTCGTGTGGATTACTTACGAAGGTGTGGATGAAAAGAATTCTTATGGTTACAGGCTCCAGGTAGATCAGAAAGGCAGATGCAGTATACTGGAACAGGGCAAAGAAATCGGTCTGAAGTAA